ACAAGGTACAACTTATCCGTTTCGATGTTCGATAGGAACGTAAAGAGTTCTTCTGAATTGCAATGTTTAGATCCAAGATGGGTATCAGAGATAAAAACTGCTTTGTATCTACCAGTACTTTTTGACATCTATCTTCTTCCAGTGTTGTTCGTTATTTCTGTTGAGGAAGTTTATGAGCAAGTACTTCGCCATACCAAGATAGCCCATTTTATTAAAACGACGACTGTCTTGTCCAAAATAATGATCTGCAATCTGGAATTTTTTAGGATCATACATCTTAGATAAGAAGAAATCCTCAGATGTAGGATACTTGTTAGGGAAACCCCCATACTCGTTAAACTTATCAGTACGAGTGAGCATATACGCACCTACAGCAAACGGCATCCATCGTGACAGCACTTTATTGGTTATATTAAATAAAACGAAAGCTATAGCAGATCTTATTGAGCTATCGTAACATTTTATCTTTAGACCTATGAGATCTAGGTTCCGCTCGTCGAGGAGATGTAGGGTATCCTTTATTACCGTGTTACTAAAGAATCTAACATCAGCATCGATAAAGAGAACATATGGTGTGGTGACCAAATTGGCCCCATTATTCTTTGCAATCGACACGGGGCCACCTTGTATGATCTCAATGTTTAGATGACTGCTATTAGCATATATCACATGGCGTGTTGAGTCGGTCGATGCATCTGCAATATAGATTTTAGTATTGCCCAAGCCTTCTTGGGTTCTCAAGGAAGCTAATAAGTGACCGATGTAGTTTTCCTCATTCTTACAAGGCACCACAATCGTCAGCTTGCTTTCCATGTTATTTTTCTTACCGATCGCGTACTTCATGTACTAGTCTTCTTGGTGAGAAATTTCAAAATGATGAATCTTATACTTGCTACCATGCTTGTCTTTATGACTAGTAGTGCCAAGATGTCTAAATGTAGTACCGCCAGGAATCACTGTCTCATGCTCATGATCATGAGCCGAATGTTCACCAATATGAAACGCTTTATCCTCTGGTTTTAGTTTAACATGCATAATGTGAAGCGTATTACCACCAGCATTCCTTTCGGCAAAGGACTTTGCTGTACCTGGATTATGTGTAGTGGATATGTGGGCCGGTGAATGCATTGTACCGGTCTTAGATCTGTTAACTAAGGTTTGTGGGTTAAATCCTACCCCTGAATAAACACTATGTGCCTTTCCAATTGGATTCTTAGCTAGGGAATGGATGGTAGAGTCGATCCTAGCATCGCCTTCGAACATACCATGCTGAGGTGGCTTTTTCTTTTTATGGTTATCTATACGTCTATGATTAATAATCATAGACGGACCATAATCTTCGCCATCGGTATAAAACCCAATGTGTTCTTTGTGTTCTTTGGTTAGTTTAATACCTGCCTTCTTCTGAATACCATGTAGTTGTTTAGACAGATTTTCGTGTTTTGCTACCCTTTCAGCATGTCCAGGCGAGCCAAACCACGTGTCCGTATGGTCCATAGCTTTATCGACATCTTTGTGCTGGGCAGCGAATTGAACAGGATCTGTATCTTCCGATATCTTTGTGTTGGGAAGAACATACTTAAAATGAATAGCTCCAGGAACCACAACAGCGTCTTCAGGCGGCTTCCCAATCAATCCTCTACGTTTAAAGTGGATTGGCTCAGGAACCACATTCATCTTGGCGCTGACAATGAATTCTTTAAACTTTTTCATTTTTTCTTACCGATCGCGTACTTCGTCACGAGCGTCCACTCGTTCTTCTCTTTGTGTGGGATAATCTTGATCTGGTTCATCGTCGCCTTCGGGCTGGCTGCGCGATTCGGATCTACGATCTTAACGAGACCCCAATCTTCTAGCAGCTTGGCGATCGTGTTTCTGCGACCCTTGTCGTCATCATCGAACGTTGCAGGCTTACCGTCAAGCGCGAACATCTCTTTGAAATGGACGATATAGAATTTACCCTGCTTGTGAAGGATATGGCACGACTGATAGAGTGTCTTGTCTTTACGCGATGCGACACCGATGCGCGTCAGTGTCTCTCTGACCTTCAGGAAATCATCTTCCTCGCCTAACTTAATTTCTAATAATGTATCAACAATGTTGCTCATTTTTATGTCCACCTGTAATCAATCGTTTCTTTATTATTTTTATTTGATCAGGGGTGAGCAATGAAATAACTTGTTCTGTCTTTGCATTGTTATAATTAAAGTATGCCTTAACAGCTTCAAAATGATCACTATCCTGTCGTTTCGCCCATTTGGAAAACCTCTTCTTGGGTCGAATACTATTTATTAGATAGTGAAATTGAAGCTTATTATCGATATGCGAACGCATATTCATCTCGTTGGCATAGAGAACAGTGTCGATGAACTGAGAAAGACTACGATTGGTTACAAATGGAACGTAGCCCTTTTCAGCCAATTCATCGTTCTCCGTACCAGCCATTAGGTCTTGTTTGGAAAAATTGATCGAATTGATATAATCAAACGGATTACTCATCTTTGTTGTCCTTCCCACGTCCTCGTAGCGCGTCTGCAGACTTGTCCCAGAAGTCGGCACAATCTCCGCAGATCTCCAGATCTACTATACCCTCAGCCGTATTGATACGCAACTCATGAATGCCATTCTTTTCTTTCAGAACAGTCTTACAAGTAGCGCACTTCTTACGCTTCCCGAACATCACAGATACTCAAGATCTATCATCATCTCAGTAAGACATGCAGTCAGGTTGATCTCATGATCCGCAACAAATGCAGCTTGATACTGATACTTAGCCAGGATGAGCACCAGGTTAGGCACAGAGTTCTTAGACACATACACACTAGCCGTATCATAAAGAGTACGGAAGATAGCTGTAGCATCCGTATCCATGTTCTCTGCTACCCACTTACGAGTGTTAGTAAAGTCCTTTTCCTTCAGGAAGCGAACGAGATCCTTATAAGATGACTCGGTGATGTTAGCCAGAAGGCCAGAGTCGATCTTACCCGTAGCACTATAGCGCTGCAGCTCGTTAATAACACGACGCCAGTCGGGGTAGTGCTTCTTAATCAGCTCAGCCAGCACTGCCTTATCATACACAACACTCTCTGTTTCGAGAATGTACATGAGACGCCTCATCATCTGCGAGGCAAGCGCAGGTAGATCAGTCTTCTTGATCTTGAACTCAACAACCGAACAACGAGACTGAAGAGGGTCGATGATACGGTTCTTGAAGTTACAAGTCAGAATGAAGCCACAGTTACGTGAGAACTCTTCCATAAAGTTACGAAGAGCAGGCTGCGTTGAGTTAGGATTGAGGTAGTCAGCCTCGTCGAGGATAACGTATTTACGGCCACCCATCAACGAGACAGACGAGGCGAACTGCATAATCTCATTACGCAGCGTATCAATATTACCGTTCAACGATCCGTTGATTACGATATAGTCACATCCCAGCTCCTCGAGCATAGCACGTGCAACGGTTGTCTTACCACAACCGGCCGAGCCAGACAAGAGGAGGTTAGGAATGTTGCCCTGATTAACAAACTCTTGAAACGTCTGCTTCAGGTTGTCAGGAAGGATAGTATCAGCAATAGTTACAGGGCGATATTTTTCGACCCAAAGAAATTCTTCAAGCATTGATATACTCCATCATAATATAGTATAATAACTATAGACTAAATCGTCTATAATATCAAGTGAGTATTAGCCTTCGAAAGTGGAACTAGCTTCAACAGCAATCCAGTATTCAACGTCTGTGGACTTGAAGTGGGCAAGACCCTTCTGGGAGATCGCAACATTATAGTCACCAGCCAACAGCTTAATGTTCTCTGCAGTAAAGATAAAGCAGAAAGTCTTGTCGGTCTCACCAACTTCTGCTCTGTACGTAGGAGCTCCAACCGATCCATTCTGAGCTTTAGAAGCGGCCATCGTCTTTGCTTCGAGGAAGATCTTACCATTTTCCCCAGTAATGCACAGAGCGTTTGCTCCAGTGATAGCCATACCCTTGAGAACGCGATTGATCGTCTCGTTCTTGAGATCGAACGTCACATCAGGTGCAGGTAGAACAATGTCTTTCTCTGGTGGAGTCTTGATAAGAGACTGCTCAGCATACGTGTAATTAATTCGCTCGTTGCCCTGTCGGATCTCAACATACGAATTATTGGGCGTGAGTATAGGATCTTCGAACATCGAAACAGCGCCTAGGAACTTAGGCATATCGTAGATCGCCCAGCTACCCTCAATATCAGAATCGAGGGTAGCCTTAGCGAGAATTGACTTTGTTTCAGACATTACCTTAATCGTCCGGCCCTGCTTAAACAACAGCGCCTGGTGGATAGACGAAAAGTTACGAAGAATTTGAATTGTGCGTGCACTTAGTTTCATAATATAAATCTTTCAAAATTACTTCTTGAGCTTCTTCAAAGCATTAACATCCGCAGTAGCTGATGCCCCGATCTGAGCCAGATCAACAAGCGATCCACCAAAGACATACATACCAACGTGCTGCAGTGACATCCACGGGCAGAACCAGACCTTCATGCCAGCCTTACGGGTCCACTGACAGAACATATAGTCCTCAGACAGATAACGCTTGGTATCGGGGCAGATGGGTGTATCAAAGAAAGCCATGATCTCACGCGAACCATCAAAATGTTCGGTACGAACATGATCAGGCTTATACATCTGCTGTGGATAGGCCACAGCAAATTTTTCAAACGTCTTGCGACGAATCATCATGAATCCAGTACCTGCTTCGAGAACTTCGACTGGTGCCCCCAGCGGAATGTTTCCCCCACCTTGGACTGGATTGAAGACATAGTCACCTACGTACTTTTCCAGGTTGTTTGGGTTCTCATCAGCAAAGCCCTTGTCCACAGCTGTCTTGATCTTTTCCCATGATATACACTTCTTGGGATACGGCCCAGCGAGAATATCATACTGATCGTTAGCATCATCTGGATCTTGGAGAGCCAGCAGAGCAATAACGTCACGCGCATTGAATCCAATGTCAGAGTCGATGAACATCAGGTGAGTATCACCCGAACGCATGAATTCGTCTGCACAATAGTTGCGTGCTCGTGTAATGAGTGATTCGTTAAATAGGAAGTAGAAACGAATTTGAATACCATAGTGTGTGCAAAGTGCCGAAAGGTCTGCGATAGATCGAGCAAACATTCCGGAACATTGACCGCCATACATCGGGGCCGCGAGGAATAACTTACGTTCACGTAGTTGTTCGATAGGTACTTTAATTTCCATATTATTTGGCCTTTACATTAATATCGATATCGAGGTTGATAGCATGCGTCCAGCGTTCGCCCTGCATAGAGCCGGAGCGATCAAGTGCCACATAAACGGAAAGAGGTTTATTCTTCTTAGCCATATTTTATCCTTAGAGTTTGCAATTTGTAAAGTTGGCGGTATACCACCTGGCTTGAGCTTCAGGAGACTTGTCCTTCTGCCACTTCTTGGTTGCGGGATCGTATGCACCTGTACGCGATGAAATCTCCTTAATGACTTCATCCATAACCTTGTCACCGTGATATCCATACTTGGCGATCTCGCCGTAAGCAAAGACGATAATGTCTGCCATGGCATCAATACGACCTTCGATATTATCCTTAGCCTCAAGAAACTCGCCGAGCTCTTCGACGATCATCGATACGAAACCGTTACGATCCGGCTCATTCTGGGTGATCAGCCGCTCGTCAGACCAGTCTTTGATACGTTCAAAATTGGTATTCATATCATTCTCCATTATAATTTGCCAGCACATCGGCGGCATGATTGCGAGCAACCTCCCAAGACACGGGACCCGTCTCGTCTGCATATGCTACTGGGTCAGGACGATTAAGTCTAATAAACGCTTCGATACGCTCTACAGACGATGCTGACTTATAGTCGGAGTACCATACACCGTCGATCAGTAAAGGTTTGTATGAGGTATTGGTTGAAGCGTAGACGGTATGGAAATCAAATCCAAGCTCTGCACAAAGCTGCTCGCCGTCCATGAGGATATCATATTTATCACCGTTTAGATACGGAGTAAAATAATTTACACGTTCAGAGTTCCAATTGCCGATGCGGAATGCGTGATCATCTGCATCACGGAACTCCTGGCGGCAATCGGGATAGATGGCATGATCACCTGCGTGGATGCCGAGAGCAATAGCGACATTCTCTCGCGTCCGGTCAGCAACCGAAAGAGCAACAGCCTGGGTAATAGATGCAAAGATCTTATTGCGATTGGGTACGACGGTTGCCTTCATATTGGCTTCCGCATAGTGACCCTCAGGCACTTCATCTCCACCCCGTACAAGAGCAGAGTTCAGAAGTTCAGGCAGACCTTCAAGACGAATGACTTCATACTTAACATCGGAGAAGCCATGATTCTGGACATAGCTCACGAGACTGGCTGCACGCTGCAATTCAACATGATGCTTCTGGCCATAATAAAAAGACAGAGCCGTTACGGTACCACCCGTCTTCTTAGCTTCCGACAATGCACGCAGAAAGAGGGTAGACGAATCCATACCCCCTGAGAGAGAAACGACAAAATGTTTATTCATAATTTATCCTATTGTAAAGAGCACGTATGATGTTTAGAGTGGATAGCTCTTAAGATCCACTTTCGTCGCCACGCAGGCGCTTAACTTCACGACGGAGATACCACACCGCCTTCTCAAGATCTTCAATTTCCTTTTCACGATGCTCGTATCCCGTCTCTTCCTTCTTACCTGAACGAAGCAGATACTTCAATACGTTACCACGATGAAAATTGAGATCGAAGAACTCGATGATATCGATAACTTCGTACTTGTTATTGTCCGACTTATAATGATTCGGACTGTTCACTTTATCCATTGACAATTCTCCTAAACATATTAACATTACTATACAGCAGATTCATATCAATATCACCCTCTTTTAGATGATATGCAGAATCAAATGTTGCTTTTGGCTTTTCATGAATGCCATACGTCTCGTACGCATTGCCATCAATAGCCGCCATAACAGGATTTGATGTATCGATCGACCAGATCCAACCAATCTTACGATATTGAAGGAACTCACGTGCCTGCCACGTACCAAGCAAATGGTGTCGACGATTGCGATCAATGACACGCCCACCATCCATCAGCTGCAACAGCCGGATGCGCTCATTAGCCTGCAATGTAGGATCACGTTCAATCCAACTGAAGACGAACGGAATAGCGATCATCTCAATCTCTTGTTCGAATTCAGAGCGATAGTCACGCAGCTCAGCATAGCAATCGATCAGTTCATCCGGATTCGATCCCTGCGCGACGGCCATACCATAAACCGCGGCGTGTGGATATTCATCAAGATACTCAAACGTACGACTGAGCGTCTGGCCACGATTACCCAGTACATCAGGTAAGATAACAATATCAGCCGACACCTTATCGGACCAATGTTTCAGCAGCTTATTATCTAGCGACGCACCGAGCTCATAGCAGCTGTTATCGAGATAGATAAAACGCAAAGGGTTGCTCTTACGGATATCCATAACAGCAGCTGCATAAGCCTCATCCTCGATTAGCTTATGCAGCAACACATACGTATAGTCATTGATTTCATATTCATGCTTGGCCATAAGATCAAGCGGCAACTCATGAGATATTAGCTTCATTCAATACATCCTGTAGAAAATAATCAAATTGTGGTATCGAACCAAATGTGGTTTTTAGGTTATGTGGTGGTGTCGCAACATCTCTAATAGACTTACGCGCAATAGAGGTGTCAATTAAAATATAGACGCGTTTGACATTAATGTCAACCCATTCCATCTTCTTAAGCGAATTGTCTGATACTTCGGCTAGCTTCTCCTTGCGAGCGTTTTCCATATACGGAACGACGCCGCAAGCCTTGAGCCAGGTGTTCATACCTTTGACCTCAATATAGAAGTCTCCGCAATCGAAGTCGGGTGTATATCTACCGAACGGCGTCTCGACGGCAATGCCTCGAGAGAACGTTATGTTGCGTTCGAATAGAAGAGTAGCGACAGCAAGTTCAAGCTTGCCCTGGCACTTAATGCCATTGATCTCATACCACCTGGGAAACATAATGTATTACTCTTGGATCAAGAGCTCCAGCGGACCGAAGCCTCTTAGGATACGATGATATGTCATGGGAGGAACATCAAACTCTAATCCCACTGTAAGCTCGATTGGCATTTCATTGTCGAATTGAAAATGCCATCTATCGCTTTGTAGAACTTTTATCTTACGATATTTCGCATCTCGATGCCACACCAATTCTTCATCTTCGGTCAATTCAGTAAAATACCGATGAATAAGACCGTCACCTAGATTGAGCTCTAGATACGGCTTACCAGAAGAAAGATCCACCACCCGATAGTCCTAACGCTTTAGCATAACGAGGTAGGCGGCAAGACCAATAGGCTGCCGAGGTCCTATCAGTCTGTTGGGAGCACTTGTGGCGTGCTGCGAATGATGCACGTGCTTCTGGGTTGTTAATCTTGGCGGTCAGTGTTTGACCCGTTGACGAACCACCGACATCGCCGAACGTAACC